CAAGGACGAGATTGGCAACATTCTCGCCAAGCAGGGGCCAGAAGCACAAAGGATGGCTCGGGCTCTGTTGGAATCGGCAAAGGCGACTGGCGAGAACTCGCGGGCTATTGCTCGGGTTCTGTCGTCGCCCTATTGGATCTCTGCAACTTCGCCTGCCTCCGGTCGTAAAGCCAGGCAATGAGGCATAAGGCGGGGAAGCCTATCAGAAACGCCAAATCCTTATCGCCAATCAAGCGTTCCCACTGACCAACCAGAAATGCGGTGAAAGCGCCGAGCGCGAGCACTGCAAGGAAGTGACTCATCAAGGCCGTCCTCCTGGGCGGCTTTTTGCATTCTAGAGGTTACCTGAATGGCCCGCAACGGAGAACGAACGTGAGTCGAAACGGATCGGGAGTGTACAGCAAGGTCAATACCTTCGTTTCCGGCAACACGATCACGGCTGCAGGCCATAACCAGAATTGGGACGATTTGGTCTCTGAAATGACCAATTCGGTGGCGGCAGATGGCCAAACCACCATGACCGGGCCGCTAAAGTCGGCCAGTGGCACAGTTGGCGCTCCAGGAATTACCTTCGGTTCCGACCCTGACTGCGGCATCTATCGGATCGGCGCCAACAATATCGGCGTCGCCGTTAATGGAACCAAGATTATCGATGTTGCCACGACAGGCGCGACGGTAACCGGAGACATGAGCGCAACGACGGTTAAGCAGGCCGGCTTTGCCTTGCTCCCGGTGGGCACTGTTATGCCCTATGCAGGGGCATCCGCCCCGAACGGTTATCTGCTTTGTTACGGCCAGGAAATTTCGCGTACCACATATGCAATCCTATATTCAGTGATAGGTGAATTCTACGGCGCGGGCGACGGCTCAACCACCTTCCTTCTCCCCGACCTTCGCGGGCGCGTCGTTGCTGGTCAGGACGACATGGGTGGATCTAGTGCTAACCGCCTGACGAACGCCGATGACGGACTTAACGGCGACACGCTGGGCGCATCGGGCGGCGGTGAAACGCAAACGCTCGTAACCGGAAACCTGCCGGCCTATACACCTGCAGGCTCTATTTCAGTCACCGGACTGGCTCAAAAGACTCGTCAGTTCAACCCGTCCGGGTTCTCTGTCTCGGATGATACCTCACTGTCCACCGGCTCGAACACGGGCAATCTAGTTAACCCAAACGGGCAACCGTTTGTCAGCGGCACGGCGACTTTTACGGGCACCGCACAGGGCGGCACCAGCACAGCTTTTGGCATCGTGCAGCCGACGTTCATTCTAAACTACATCATTTTCGCTGGCGTTTAAGTATCGTTCGGGAAGATGAATCTGAGCAATAAGAAAACGACAAGATAAGCGGCTATCAAGCCGACAACGATCCATAGTGCAAGTTCCATTGGTGTCACCTAAGCAACAGCGCCAGAACGAAGGCGCCCAAGAACAAAAACACGATCAGGTAAGAGGAGATCGGGGTTGAAGCATAGCGCTTCTGTTCCTCGGTCGCCTTGTCGAAGTCCACAGGGTCCATTGTGCGGACCTTATATCACCACTTCCAATTGATTCAACCGGAGATGTATCATGGCTTGGCGCCTAGCCCGAGCGCTTGAGACCTTGCGCGCTCAGGTCAACGAGAAATGGCCTACCAGGAGCAAAAACAGCGACGGTTCCATTGGCGATGTGAGCCATTCGGCCCGCGCATCTGACCACAACCCGGATAATAACGGTGTGGTCCGTGCGATCGACATCACGCACGATCCAAAGTCCGGTTTTGATTCCTACGCATTCGCCGATCTCCTGCTCAGGAAGCAGGACAAGCGCCTGAAATACATCATCTCAAACAGCCGCATCGGTTCAGGACCGGCTGGCCCTCAGGCTGGCGTCTGGCGCAAGTACACCGGCAAGAACCCGCATGACCACCACTGCCATATCTCGGTCGTGGCGGACGGACGAGGGGACGAGACCAGGCCTTGGGATATCGACGGTGCGATCGGCCCGCCCCCTGATGTGGCTGATGCCTACGTGCCGCCGCCGGACACACTTCGTAAGGGAACCAAGGGGCCTGCAGTTCAGACCATGCAGGGACGGCTCAACGCGCACGGCGACAATATCAAGGTCGATGGCGACTTCGGCCCGGCGACGGAAGTCGCACTGCGGCTATTCCAGAAGCGGAATGGACTTGTGGACGACGGAATTTGCGGCGCGGCGAGTTGGGCGGCGCTGCTCAAGTAACCCGCGCGTAGCGGGCCTCTACGCAATCAACGGAGACAATCATGAATTGGGAACAGATCAGCAGCATCGTGCGTCACGTTCTTACCTTCGGCGGCGGATTTGCTGTAGCGAAGGGGTGGGTCAGCGAGGAAACCATGCTGGCGCTGGTCGGCGCGATCATCACCATCGGCGGCGCGATCTGGGCGATGATGAACAAGACGCCTGCCGCGATCGTCGCGCAGGCCGCGGCGCTGCCTGAAGTGCAGTCGATCAAGCTGGAGCCGTCCGCTCCGTCCGCGCTCGTCAGTGCTACGCCCAGCAATGTGACCAAGTAATGTCGCTTGCAACGATCCTCAGTATCGTCTCTGGCGCCATCGGTCTCTTGAAGTGGTTTGTCTCATATTCAGAGCAACAGAAATGGATAGAGATCGGTGCGTCACGGGCAATCCTGAAAGGACTAGAGGACTGTGAGCAGGTTATCAGCGAAGCTCGCGCTGCCCGCAAAGCTGTTCGTGATGATCATAATCGCGATCCAGACAGCATCATGCGCGACGACAAGTACCAGCGCCCCGACTAAGCAGGCTGCAACGAAAGTTGCGTGTGAATCGTTTAGTGCGATCACATGGAGTAAGAAAGACACATCCCGCACCGTATCGCAGATCAAGGAGCACAACGCGGTAGGAGAGAGGATTTGCCCCGATTGGGGATCTAAGTGAACTTAACTGATTTGGTGGCGTACCGATAACAAAAAGGAGGCGGGCATCCACCAGTGGATCAGACCAGTGAATGCCCTAACCCGCGAAGGGAAGGTGTCCCTTCACAGGCTGGGATGACCCTAGCGAACGGCGGTTCATAGGGCGTTAACGGAAATGACGACTTACCAATGGGTAACACTTATATCCGGTGCCATTGGCTTTCTAATCACATGGACAGGCATGTGGTTTGGGGCTGGTCGGTTCATCGAAAAGATGAGAGCCGAGTTCAAGAAGCATGTTGGTGACGAGCGAGACAAGATCGTAGCCGTCATCGAAAAACTCGAAGAAAAGTTTGAAGAAAGCCAGCGCACCCAAGATCATAATTACGGGGAGGTTGGACACGCCATGCGCGAAAAAATCTCAAGCGTGGAAAACAAGATTAGAGAAGTCGAGATATGGGGTAGGGACAACTACGTCCAGAAGAGCGAATTCGAGAAGGCAACAGGACGCCTTGAAGACGCGATCGAAGGGCTTGGTTCTGACATCAAGTCTTATTTGCGAGAGCGCATCGACGACCTTCGCAAGATATTCGAAACCAAGCATTGATCGATCCCAACGTGTTAGCCCGAAGCATCGCGCTTCTGATCCTCATTGGATTGGCGGCGTGGTGGTTCTTTGAAGCCAGAGGAAACATGAAGAACGAGACGGCGGAAGACAGGATTGATTCTGCGTGGCGTCGCGTTCTTTGGTTCTTTGCAATTGTTCTGGTGCTGGTTTGTGTGATTGCCTATGTGGTGGTGACCAAGGCGTTCGCGCACGATCACAACCGGCCAATGCTCAATGACTGGCTGAAATCCCTGCAGAGCAAGAGCAAGGCATTGTGCTGTGACGGTAACGATACCGACGCGCTCGACGATTGGGAGACCAGGGAATCGCGCTACCGCGTGAAGTTCCGCGGCGAGTGGTACGACGTTCCCGAGAGCGCCATCGTTGACGGCCCGAACAAGGGCGGCGATGCACTGCTGTGGATGAACAAGGGATACACGGGATTTTCAGTTCGCTGCTTCATGCCTGGGAGCATGACGTAGCCAATCGATCCGCCGGTATACAGGCCCGGCGGTAAGTTAGCCTGTTTCTGGCTAACGCCCTCCCGACTGAAACTTGCCCGGCTGCTGAAAGGTGGCCGGGCTTTTTGTTGGGCGAAGAAGGATCAAACGAAATGAACCAGGGACGAATGGGCAAGGGCTTTGGAAAGCTCGGCGCGCCCGCGAAGGCAGGAGAGGGGGCAGAACCGCCTCCTGAAGGTGCGCCGGAAATGCAGTTTGACGACGAAACCAACTCTCAACTTCTTGCTGTCCTGGAGGACTTCTAATGGCTAATGCGACTATCACTGTCCTTGAGGCGGATGGCTCGACCCAAACCGACGTTGTGGTTCTCGACGTTGGCAGGCAGGCTGCGGCGGCTTCGAAGTCGGTCGCAATGGCCACGGAAGACAAGGCGGTTCTTGATGCTATCGCGGCGTCTCTGGCCATCCTTGATAATGTGACGCAAGCTACCGACGCTCCGGTAACAACTGACACTGCGCTTGTCGTCGCCATCCACCCCGACAGCCAGAACGCCAACGGGCAGGCGACGAAAGCCAACTCTGCCCCGGTAACGCTCGCCAGCGATGATAACGCAGTTGTCGCGCTCGAACTTATCGACGACGCGATCAAGACGGACGACGCGGCTTTCACCCCGGCCACGACCAAAGTCATGATGGCGGGCTTCCAAGCTGACGAAGCCTCTACCGACAGCGTGGACGAGGGTGATGCCGGCGCCGTCCGCATGACGCTGGACCGCAAGCTAATCGCCACGATCCAGCCTCACACCAATGGCGGCCTGTCCGTCTTCCGCTCGCTCGATCTGGACGAAACCGAAGAGGACGTGAAGACCTCGGCGGGTTGTCTCTACAAGCTCCGCCTGACCAACCGGACGACCTCGGCCCGCTATGTGAAGCTCTACAATGCCACGGCGGCGAACGTCACGGTCGGAACCACGACCCCGATCGATACCATTGTCGTTCCCGGTGGAACGAGCGCGGACCTCTGCACGGTGGTCACTGAGAGCTTCGGCGGCGTTGGGCTTACCTTCGACACGGCGCTGTCTCTCGCAGCCACCACAGGCCTTGCGGACAACGAAACGGGCGCTCCTGGCGCGAACGATGTCGTAGCAACAGCTTACTATAAGTGAGGGCGCAATGACGCTTGTATCTCTGCCGAGCCCTATTTTTTGGCCTGGGTTTGGAACTACGCCTAGCGGCCCTTCTCTTGGAACAGCCGTAACTGTTGACGCGGCAGGCGAGTACGTAGCCTATGTTTTCTGCGCTAGAGAGGCCATGACGCTAACTCATGTCGGCTTCCGCGCAGCTACCGCCACGGGATCTCCGACCATTGAGGTTCGTGTTGAAACGCTAGATAGCGGCGGGCTTCCGAGCGGTACGCTTTGGGCAACAGACACTAACGGAACGACTGGAACAATCACTTCCAACACCTATGTTTTGCAGGCTCTAACGGCTTCGGCATCAATCACCAAAGGTCAGATGTTTTGTGTTAAGATTGCGTATGCGTCTGGCACGAGCCAAATCATCTCAAACATCTCAAATCTTGGTGGGCCGTTCAGTGCAAACGTTCCATATCAAGTGATAAACACCGGGACTCCAACCAAAAGTTCGATTGTAACAACTACGTGTAGTGTTGCGCTCGGAAGTAGTTCGACCACGTTCTATCAGTTGCCGGGGACAATTCCGCTAACCTCTATCGGCGGCGGTACATTCAATAACACAAACTCAGCTAGACGTGGGCTGCGTTTTACGCCTCCCATGAACTGCCGCGCGGTTGGCGTCCGATGGTACAACTCTAACTCAGCCGGCGATTTTAACGCCGTCCTGTACGACGATGCAGGAAGTGAGTTGTCTAGCAGTTCCACAGCATTCGATGGCGACTACAGCGGGGCTGCGAACAATGGCTCTACGACTGTCTTTTTTGACAACGCCGTCACTTTAACTGCGGGGACAACCTATAGGGTTGCAATAGAACCAACGTCCGCGACAAACGTCAACGTTCAAACGATTACCCTTCCGTCTGCTAACTATCGAAGCGCCAGCCCGTATGGAACGACAGGCCACTATACGACCTACGCGTCAGGCTCTTGGACGGATACCGCGACAGACCAAATACCTTTCATGGATGTTGTGCTCGAT